GCAGAAGTCAGATTGGCCCCCTTTGGATTTGATAAAGTGCACCAACACTTTTAGTCCAAAACACCAATCCAAGACAGAAGCACTCTCAAGGCGCGCAAGCGCGTTCACCCTTGTGATGTCACTCCTCTCCCCTGAACTTCGGCGAAGGGGAGACGTACATCATCACCGTCTGGCTCTGGATAGGAAAAGCTGTGCTTTTCCCCGCAATTAACCGCGGTATCCAATATCCACTTTCTGCGCGACTTTCGAAAGCGCAACGCTGTTGTGGAGACAGCGAACTCATCCTCCACAGATGGAGGAACATGAGAGAAAGAATCTTTTTGAGCCGAGGTCTACAGCCGTCTCTCTACGGAGGGACGTACATAGACTTCGATCGTACTAATTACTACACGACCTATCCTTATTATCCTGACTTCTTCGTCAGTGGGATGATCGATGTGGTGAGTAGTGAATTCCGTGCGCGTCAGAGATTGGGCGAAATCATAAACAACCCCTTGTGGGCGTTTACGTTCAATCTCAAACAAACAAAGATGCGCATAGGCTGTGAGGGCAGGTGTCAATACTACATTAAGAAAGAACCGGAATTAGTTATTCCTAGTGGATGGACTTTTGGTCCACCTTTCTTAAACGGCTATGCCGCTGTAGTTGACACTATCTGCAACGCCCACTCCGCAGAATCGTCGATCGCTCAGGCCAAGGCTTGGGCAAATATCGACGTCTCGGAAATTCAAGGTTTAGCCTCTTTGGGAGAACTCCCTGAAACAATCAACATGCTTTTTGACCTGGTTAAAGAAGCACTAAAGCTCACCCTCGCCGCAAAACGAGGGGATTTTGCTTACGTCTTCAAATCAGCGAAAAAGGCAGGTGCAACTGTTGACGGATTGGCTAATCTTTGGCTCGGCTACCGATATGGTATACGTCCGCTGATCACCGAAATTCGCAGTCTCATGCAAGCTGTCGCTGCTGATCTTGAAAAAGGTCAAAGGTTTACGGCAAGAGGCAAGAATAAGGAGGAAGGGAAGTCCACTTCCACGGATAACCGTATCACAACTCCATCAACTTCGATGGGGGTCGTTTTTAACGAAACGCTTGAATGGTCGAGATCTTATCGATCTGGAGTGTTAGTTAGTATCGATCGTAGTATTGATCAAACTGCGGCGATCTGGGGACTCGATTCACCTTTTGAGGCAGCTTGGGAACTCGTTCCCTTTAGTTTTATCATCGATTGGTTTACCAATATCGGTGACTGCCTTGGTGCTCTCGTCCTCAACCCGGGCTTATCTCCACTCTCCTCTTGGGTAACTGAGATCATATCTCAATCTATTACCCGAAAGGCGGTAAGTGTCTACGATGCGTGGACCGGTACGGACTGTTGGGATGATATTGCGGAAGCGCATGCTCTCGACCCGTATTGCCAAACAACAGCAATTTATACGGTAAAACGTCGTATTCCGCTTGCGGAACGCTTCCAATTACCAAGTCTCAAGTTGAATCTCAACTTGGCAAAATTAACAGATCTGGCACTCATTGCTAGAAAACTTCTTTAAGGAGAATAACCATGTTAGATAACACTATTACCCTCCCGGTAGACACCCTGAATAACGGTACTCCTACAAACCGGACTTACACACGGTATGACGAGTATCAGAATCGTTCGGTCTACAAAGGCCCTGCGCATAGCCTGTTGAAGCGCGATACGTTGGGATTTTATCGTACGCCCGTTAAAGCCAATGGCACTGACAACGGTGTAGCGAAATCAGCAATGAAACTAACTCAGGATATTGACGTACCTGGTAAAATTGCCACATCGACCGTAACAAAGCCGATGATTGGTGATATCAGTTTGTCAATCCCGGTTGGGGCCACTGCTGCGCAAACACTCGAGTTTCGCCAACGGATGATAGCGGTCATCGATCATGCTTTGGCTGCAAAACTTGTGGACGAGCTGGAAGTTTGATTTTGAACTTCGTCTTAAAACCGCGAAGTTCCGCTTCCAACTAGTCGTAAAGCGAACATAACCATGCATGGAGTATCTATATGCAATGTAAAGATGCTAAAAATCCAGATACACTGGATGTTAAGGTGGATCTACCGAAAGCTGCCGTCTGGAAGCTATTCGGAACAATGTTAAGCGACCTAGACGTATGCGCGCTCGATACTGACTTGCACGCCGCTATCCGTAGCCGCGATGTAGAAAAGTTATTGGCGCGCGCCTCCCGTTACGATGCACGAAGTATCATCGAGCGGCTTGGTAGCCATGTCTCAAATGTTTCGACGTTTGGGAAGCTCTATCAAGTGGGTGCCCTAATAAAGAAGTTTCCGTTTATAGGACAAGACACGTATACCCCCGCATTGAGGAAGTTCTTCAAATGTGAGGATCAGTGTCGACTTTACAATACTCAGAACTACCGAGCATTGATGAAGTTGTCTACAAGCCATCCAAAATACTATGGGTTGTTAAACGATCTCCGCAAGGAGATACACGACTTAATAGGGGATGCACCGGATTTGAGTCAGGTGTACGCTAATGGTAAACATGGACCAGGCCAGACAGCCGGTGGCCAGTTTAAGGGTGGACGCGTTACTAGTTTTTTCAAGTACACGACACTCCCTTATACCGTCACCGAGTCAGCCAAACCGCATGCAATTGCTTGCATCGAATCAGATCCCCGATGGATTGGGGGTCTTATCGATCTTTACCGCATCCAAAATGATATCCATCAATGGGAAACCATCCGTATGGACGAATTTTGGGATTTTGTGTTGAAGGTTGTAGATGAAAGCGAAATTACCTCAGTGCCTAAAACCGCTTTAACTGATCGGTTTATTGCTATGGAGGCAACAATGAATGTCTACCTGCAGCTCGGAGTTGACCACGTTATCCGTGGGATGCTACGAGAGTGGGGTTACGACCTCAATTCGCAGGAACTAAATCAGTTGTTGGCAAGAGAAGGATCGATTACCGATAGTCTGGCAACCCTAGACCTTGCTGGTGCGTCCGATACAATTTCTTTAATGATTGTATACTTGTTATTTCCTCCAGAGTGGATTTCCCTGTTACTAGACTTACGTATGGCCCAAGGCAGAACCAAAAAGTTCGGCATTCAAGTCAAATTTCATAAGTTGTCGTCAATGGGAAACGGATTCACTTTTGTAATCGAGTCCTTGATATTCGCAGCGTGCACGCGTGTCGCCATGCGCCGCAGCGGGGTACAAGGGAAATCAGCTGTTTACGGGGATGATATCATTTGTCCTAGTGGAGCAGCACCTCTCCTAATTGAGATTTTGCAATTATGTGGCTTTGAATTGAACCTCGACAAGAGTTTCATATCTGGGCCATTCCGCGAGTCTTGTGGGAAGGATTTCTATCTCGGGCACGACGTCAGACCTCTTTTCATCACCGATGAGTTCAGCGATGTACCATCCCTTTTCCACCTCTACAATAGTTTCCTTTTGCAGGAGCGAAAGTGGGAGTGGCCGTGGGGACATACATTCGAGCGAACGAAGAAACTGTTGCTCACATGGATTCCCCCTCAATTCCGAGGACAATGCCGTGGACCAATTAGTGAATCGACTGACACTCATTTGTTTACCGATGAGCCTTTACAACGAGACAAAAGGAAATATCGCTATTTCACTAAGCTCGTTGAACGCCCGTCACCTGTAAAGATTGCGTACAGGTGGAAGTATAATACTTTCCATTTACGTAAACTTATGGTGCCGTTAACTCCTTCCCAGGAGTTGACGTGGTGGGATGAACTTACCCTCCAGCGACCCTTTGCAAAATGGGATTGGCGCAAAAAGTTTGACAGAGGCAACGCCTTCGATGTTTGGAGGCGTGATCACACGTTTTACAAATTCGTGCGGACATATGTGCCCTGAAGGCACTAACTCCATCTTGTCTTGCGACCTTGGGTTGGGGCTGATTGCCCTCCAATCCTCGTAGTGAGGCAATCCCGTAAGGGGGTCACTGTGGGCATG